TTGAAGACCTATCTTATGAAATCCGTGATAGGCAACTCCAAGAAAAAATATTTGCAGTAGAATCCGTAGAGGTTGATGTAGACGCGTGGATGCTCTTAGAGTATCTAAAGAATGAATACGCACAAGTAGAAATTCTAGACGAATTAGATAAATACATTGACAATACTGTTGCGATGGCTAGTGCAGAAGAAAATATTGAGCAACTCCAAGAAATAGTTCTAAGGGTAAGTGACAAGGTAGATGTCAAACCACCCGAAGAAAGTATGCAAAGCATATCTTTGTTTGAAGATGACAAAGAACTGGCTCGTTACTTACCTTTAGGACTCAATAGTGAGTATGACTCACAAATTCAGTTCTCTCCCAAAGATTTGGTGCTTGTGGGAGGCAGACGTGGTGCAGGTAAATCACTTACCTGTTGTAATCTAGCATCCAATGTATATGAATCAGGTCGTAGCGCCCTGTACTTTACTATTGAGATGGATAGTAGAAGTATTCTGCAAAGAATATGTTCTATTGCTACACGAATACCACTCAAAAGACTTCGCAGTAAAATGCTAAGTGCAGAAGAGTGGAATCTAGTTGGCGGATGGTGGGCTGGACGTTTTGATGGTGGACATGACTTGTTGCCAGAGTTTGAAAAGAATCATGACTTTGATGATTTTCACAAAAGACTTACAAAACTTCCCCTACATAAAGAAAAGCAGTTGGATGTAATTTACGATCCTGCTTTAACTCTCTCAAAGATTCAGTCTGAATTAGATAAGAAAGTCAATCAACTAGATGTTGGTGTAGTTATAGTAGATTATCTAAACCAAGTCCGCCGCCACAACGCACCGAGTCGTTCAGGTCAATATGACTGGACAGAGCAGATAGAAGTCAGTAAGAAAATGAAACTGTATGCACAAGAATATGAAACATTATTCTTTGCACCATACCAAACAGATGCTAGTGGAGAGGCTAGATTTGCAAAAGGTATACTTGATGCTGCAGATGCGGCATATGCTCTTGAAACTTGGGAACAACAAGATGAATGTATGACATTTAACTGTGTCAAAATGAGAAGTAATCGTATGGAAAGCTTCTCAAGTGTTGTTGACTGGGAAACCTTGAAGATTGGACCGCAGTCAGCAATCAACCCCAAAGAAAGGGAAGCTCTTGAGAGCAGTATGAAAACTGGAGAAGATGTAGATGACATTTAATATTAGAGCATGGTTATTTGCTCTTTGGGCAGGGGGATTTCTAGCCCTACCAATTATGTACCTCATCTGCTTCTTTGGAAACACAATCAAATTTTTAGGACTAATATGATTCTATATACAGAAAAAGACTTACTAGCGGCATATGGTAAATATGTAAAAGCATTAAAAGATATAACAAACCCAAGTCTTAGATTGCGAATGATTCCTTCAGTAGAGGAGTTCAGATTAATATATGAATCAGAGTTAGAAAATAATTTATGGGATGAAATGGACAATGACAAAAACTGAAAAAGCAGCATTACAAGAATCTGTAGTGCAGGTTGGCGCAGCTCTATTGATTAACTTCCCTCTGCAAACTTTTCTATTGTGGTTGTTTATAGAACAATGGCAATGGACGAGTGCATTTTTGATATCATTATCAACTACATTTATATTTACAGTAGTTGCTCTTATCAGAACTTATATGATAAGAATGGAGATAGAAAAAAGACGCAGACACGGAATATGGAGAAAGCAAAGACGTGGCAGCAGATAGAATTAGTAAGGAAACGGCAGAGTTAATCGCTCTGCCGCCCTACACCGTAGAGCATAGATCAGTTAAGTTTCTATTGAATCAGAAGAAGGTTTATCAAAATATAGAAAGAGTTCCACTCAATACAAAACTTCTTGCTAGTATTGAGAAAGATGGAATAATGAATCCTATATTAACTATGCCTAATTATTATCCGATTGCAGGTAGCCAAAGAATGAGAGCTTTATGGTCGCTAGTAAAAGGACACCCTGATGGTTTCATGTTTAAAACTATCAATGTAGAAGTTCATCGCTTTGATAAAGAGTGGTGGAATATGTTTTATCTATGGAGTGAAAAAGACTTCAGAGATAAAGCCATTGCAATATGGTTTCAAATGGTAGAGTTAGCATGGAAGAGTAAACATTACGAGTACGAAAAAGACACAAGTGGCGTAGCCATGACAGAGTTTGAACTACTCGGAGACACATTAAAATGGAAACATGACAAAAATAATAAATGACATAGAGAAAGTTCATCCGATGAAACAGATATTCGTAGCTTCTGTAGTGCAGTTAGGAATGTTAGTATTCATGTTTGGCTCTATGCTACTAATAGGACACTTTACATGAATGAGAAAGTAATAAGAGCTACTATAGTAGTAGACTTACCATATGATAATAAACTTCTAAATGATGTTTCAGAACTAAGAAAAGAACTAAAAAGAATGTTAAAACATAACTTTAGTTTTGATGTAGAAACAGGGCATTTAGACCACCCACAACAACCATTAAATAAGATAATATGAGAGAATTTTTAGAACACTTCTTCTACGCATTAACTATGTGTGTAGTAATACTTGTATTAGTATTCATGTTTGTCTCTATGCTCTCCCCCGATTTTATATGACAGTAGAAGAACTATTACAGGAACGCAAGATAAATTATAAGTTGTCTCCAGCAGACTGTATTGTTTCATGTCTAAATCCTGAGCATGATGACAACAATCCAAGTATGAGGATTGATAGAATTACAGGAGTTTACAACTGTTTTTCTTGTGGCTTTAAAGGCAATATCTTTAACTATTTTGATGCACCATCAAATCCATTAGATATTCGCAGAGAGAAAGTTAGAAGAAAGATAGAAGAAAAAAGAGCATCTTCTGTTGGATTGAAGATGCCAAAAAACTTTATGCCGTATGTAGGCAACTGGCGAGAGATTACTCCAGAGACATATAAATTGTTCGGAGCATTTCTTCATCCAGATAAACCTTTTACAGGCAGAATATCTTTTCCAATCAAGGACTTGACTGGGAGAATAGTAGCATTTAATTGTAGAACACAGTCACCCACTGATGTTCCAAAATATTTAATCCATCCCCCCAAAGCAGTGCTACCCCTTTATCCTAGTCAAGTTCGCCCTATCAAGGGCAGAGTAATATTAGTAGAGGGCATATTTGATATGCTCAATCTACATGACAAGGGACTAGAAAATGCAATTTGTTGTTTTGGAACACGAAATATTGATGTAGAAAAACTAAAATTGTTAAAGATGCAGGGGATTTCTGCAGTAGACATTCTTTTTGACCCAGATGAAGCTGGTCAAGAAGCCTCAATTAAAATACAAGAAATGTGTGATATTGCAGAGATATTACATAAGAATGTAAAAATACCAGTTGCTCTTGGGGATGCGGGAGCACTCAACAAAGAAAAAGTTAAACAATTAAAGGAACAATTATATGGTTAAAGTAGCACTAATAGAAAGTAAACCTAGTCGTAATGACTATGTAAAGCTTTTTAATAATGAGTTTGATTTTGATAGGCTTGCACTATGTTCAGACCCAACAGTGAAGAAAGTATTAAAACGAGATGTAGATTTAGAAATAGACTTGGATAACTATGAGTGGGTAATACTTGTAGGCTCTGAGTGTCTAAAATATTTTACAAAACAAACCTCTGTCACAGAGTATAGTGGTAGAGTAATTGATGATAAGTTTTTACCTGTCATCAATCCAGCAATGTTATCATTCAAACCAGAGGCTAAAAAGACATGGGATGAATCTAGTAGTAATATTGTGAAATATATTAAAGGTGAACTCAAACAAGAGAAGTTGGGTTCTGATAAATGTTATGGAATTACAGAAACAGAGCAATTTAAAAAGTTCTTAAATGATGCATTAGAAGCACCTTTTGATTTCATAGCACTTGACTCTGAGACAACAGGATTATATCCTCGTGATGGTTATATGCTTGGTATGAGTATTTCATACGAGCCTCAACACGGTGCATATATTGACACAGATTGTGTAGATGAAGAATGTGAAGAACTATTACAAGAACTATTTAGTAAAAAGCGAGTAGTATTTCACAATGCTAAGTTTGACTTAGCGTTCTTTGAGTATCACTTTGGATTTACTTTTCCAAAGTTTGAAGATACTATGCTTCTTCACTATATGCTAGACGAGAATCCTGGAACTCATGGATTGAAACAATTATCTCTCAAGTACACACCTTATGGAGATTATGAAAAACCAATGTATGATTGGATTGATGATTTTTGTAGAAGAAATGGTATATTGAAAGGAAGTTTCACTTGGGATATGATTCCATTTGATGTAATGAAAGACTACGCAGCAATGGATGCTGTTTGTACTTTTCTTCTTTTCCAAAAGTTTGAAAATGCTCTAACAAGAAATGACAAACTATATGGAGTATATAAAGATATACTTCTTACAGGTACTAGATTTCTTACTGACATTCAAGATAACGGAGTGCCTTTTGACAAAGAAAGATTACAGAAATCAACAGTTCTTATGCAAGAACAAATTGATGAAGCAATAGAAAAGTTATATACTTATCCTGCTATCAAAGAGTTTGAACATGCACAAGGTAAAGATTTTAATCCTAATAGTACAATGCAACTTCGTGCGTTACTGTTTGATTATCTAGGTCTGACACCTACAGGTAAAAAGACAGGAACAGGAGCAGATAGTACAGATGCCGAAGTTCTTAAACAACTTGCAGAGCATCATGAAGTACCACAATTAGTATTAGATATTCGTCAGAAAGTAAAGATTAAAACTACTTATCTTGACAAAATATATCCACAGTTAGATAAAGATAGCAGACTTCGTACTGGATTTAACTTACACGGTACAACATCAGGTCGTTTATCTTCTAGTGGTAAAATGAATATGCAACAGATTCCTAGAGATAACCCAATTGTAAAAGGTTGTATCAAAGCTAGTGAAGGGCATCAGATAGTAGCAATGGACTTAACAACAGCAGAAGTTTATTGCGCAGCTGTTCTTGCGAATGATAAGGCACTTATGCAAGTATTCCAAGATGGTGGTAACTTTCACTCAAATATTGCAAAGTTAGTATTTAACTTACCTTGTGATGTAGATGAAGTAGCAGAACTATATGGAACACAAAGACAAATGGCAAAAGCAGTAACATTTGGTATTATGTACGGAGCTGGTCCAAAGAAGATTAGTGAACAAGTAACTAAAGATAGTGGTACATACTTTAGTACAAGTGAGGCATCAGAAGTTATTCAAGATTACTTTAGACAATTTAGCGGTCTAAAAACATGGCTTGATAGACAGAAGAAGTTTATACAAGACAATGGATTTATTTACTCTTACTTCGGAAGAAAGAGAAGATTACCAAATGTTTTCTCCGAAGATAGAGGTATTGCTTCTCATGAAGTCAGGTCTGGAATTAACTTCTTAGTTCAATCTATCGCATCAGATATAAATTTACTTGGTGCTATTGATGCTCATAACATCATAAAACAAGATGGAAAAGAAGATAGAATGAGAATATTTGCGTTAGTGCATGACTCAGTTCTTGCAGAAGTTCATAATGACTATGTAGATCATTATAAATTTATTCTAAAAGCATCTATACAAAAAGACAGAGGATTATCAATTCCTGATTGTCCTGTTGGATGTGATTTTGATGTTGGAGAAGATTACTCATTCGGCAAATTTGCAGATAAGTATGAATCTCTCTGATATTCGTTTTCCAGTCTATGTAGTTCATACAGACGAAGTAGCAACTCGTGATGGATTGCTATGGTGTGACGGAAAGATTGTAGACGATAAAAATACAAGTGGTAATTCTATAGGCGAAAGAAGATTAAAGACACCACAACAAAACTTATATGACCTTAAGTACCAAATTGATACTTTTGGCGATATGATAAAACATAGAGGAAGATTCTATGTTGATACAAATGGAAAGTTTTTTATTTATGAAAAAAGTAAAAGTGTAAAACTGAAGTATCATTTGATAGGTAAAGTAGAACAAAAAGAGATTGCTACACTTATTTGGATAAAAGGTATACCATTTCCATTTGAACTTGCAAGACCGCCTTTTGCATCACAGAGATTTGCAGGAATATTATACATAGATAATAGACCTTCATTTATATATGAATTAAGTGAGGAGAAAAAGAAAGACACATGGCGAAAGATTTAAATAAATATTACAGTCATTTTAACTGGGGTCCATTTATAGCAAAATTTACTTGTCCTAAGAATGTTCTAAAAAGATTAGACGCAGAAGGTAAACAAGCAGAACGTAGTTGGAATCATCAGTTAGCAGGACATATAAAAAGTCAATTCAAATATCCAGAAGAATTTGAACAATGGTTTTACAAAGAAATGTCACATATATTTACTGCTTACAGACAAGCACATTGTGAATATCATGCACTTCCATATATGCCAACTCCTTTACTCTATCAAAGTTTATGGGTTAATTTTATGAAAGCAGGAGACTTTAATCCACCACATATTCATGGTGGAGATATATCTTTTGTTATCTTTGTAGATGTTCCAAAACAATTAGAAAAAGAAATGGAAGAACATGAAGGCACTACTGCAAAGCCTGGACAGTTAATGTTTAATTATGGAGAAAACTCCAAAGGTAAACAATGGGCAACAATAGGACATCATGTAACACCAAGAACAGGAGATATGTATATATTTCCTGCACAACAGCAACATTGGGTTGCACCTTTTAAATCAGAAGTAACAAGAATAAGTGTGTCTGGAAATTTAAAAGTACAATATCCAGAAGGCACACCAACTAAGTGGTTCTAATGAGACAAGTACTAAACACACCATATTGGTATAATAAAGAAGAAAGAATACCAAAAAAGTTATGTGAAGAAATAATAGAAATATGTAAAGAGTACGAAATGGATGAAGCAGGAGTCTTTGGAGCAAATGAAAAAGACAAACTCATGAATACTTCTTACAGACAAACTAATATTGCATGGATTCCAAAAGGAACAGTAGTAGAAAAACTATTACACTCTCATGTAGGACTAGCAAATATGCAAGCAGCATGGAACTTTACAGTTACAGACATGGAAGCTGCACAGTTTGCAGAGTACACAAAAGGACATTTTTATGATTGGCATAAAGATGTTGCATTAAATCCTGCTACACCACACAGAAAACTCTCTATCAGCGTTAATCTATCCGACCCCAAAGATTATGAAGGCGGTGATTTAGAGTTGAAAAACTATTGGGGTACACAAGACTTGAAAATGCCAACAGCTGAACTTCGCAAACAAGGTACAGTCATAGTATTTCCTTCAATGCTAATGCACAGAGTAACAGAAGTGACAAAAGGTAAGCGATACTCACTCGTTCAGTGGTATTCAGGTCCAGAGTTTACTTAGGAGAAAAACATGGCAAATCATGTATATTTTAATATAGAAGTGACCTCGGCTTTAACAGAGGGACAATGGAACGAATCTTTTCATCAAGAAAATGTAGAGAGAAAGATGTGGAACGATGAAGAAACATATACTGTAAGAGAATTCAAAGAACTAGAACATCAACCTTTCATGCAACACTTAAATCCAAAATTTGATGAAGATGGACATCTTGATGACTCTTGGAATTGGTATGTAAACAATGTTGGTGCTAAATGGTGTCACGTTGAAGATTGTATGTACCATGAAGATACACAAATTTTAAATGGATACTCTGCTTGGAGTGCTCCAATAGATATGTGTAATGCAATTGTTCATCATATACAAGATACTTACGATGAGTTCGCACACATCAAAATGACATTTGAAGATGAGTTCAGAAACTTTATAGGAATCTACTACATAGAATCTCACAGAGATACTGATGGAGAATGGATTTCTACTTATGATGAAGAGTATATTGATGATGGCGATATCGCTTACTATATGGAAGAAGTCATAGGAGATGCTTATCATGAAGATGAATTTTGTATGCATGATGAGTATGAAAATAAAAGAACAGGAGAGATGATTATTCCTCTAGAGCATTTAGACGAGATGGTCTATGCTTTCTTTGAGAATGGTACTTTTGGACATATAGATTGAAAGCTGTTCTTTCCAACAGAATCTACATGGAAGTAAGTGAAACTTATCAGTCATACATTGACAAAACACTTACATATTCCATACCCCCACGCCGTCCGACAGATCCCCCTATTATAATTAAAAATATGGGGGTGATTCGTGCTGGGCTCGTCACACTACCAATAGGTCGTACTGATTTAATACCAGACGAATACGAAGTAAAGGACAAACGCGTAGACTCACCCATAGAACCACTTGACTTTAAGTTCACTTTACGTGACTCTCAACAGTTCGTATATGATGAAGTCAAAGACAGTTGTATAATTAACGCTTGGGTAAGCTGGGGTAAGACTTTTACTGCGTTAGCTATCGCAAATAAGTTAGCACAGAAAACACTCATTGTAACACATACACTTGCGTTACGATCACAGTGGGAAAAAGAAATAAAGAAAGTCTTCGGGGTTACAGCGGGTGTGATAGGTTCAGGAAAATTTGATACGAATAGTCCTTTTGTCGTTGGAAATATACAAACTTTGTACCGAAATATAGACAAAATCCAGAATGAGTTCGGAACACTTATATTGGATGAGATGCATCATGTGAGTAGTCCAACTTTCACACGAATTATTGATGCTTCACGAGCAAGGTACAAAATTGGACTGACAGGGACAATGCAACGTAAAGATGGGCGACATGTAATATTTCGTGACTATTTTTCGTCCACGGTGTTCAAGCCACCAAAAGAGAATTATCTTACTCCAAGAGTTGACATTGTAAAATCGGGAGTTCGCTTTCTTGATGGTAATGTTGACTGGGCATCACGAATCAACGCACTTGCATATGATTGGGAGTATCAAAACATGATGTCTGTACTTGCGGCAAGTTATGCGGCAAAAGGGCATAAGGTGCTAGTTGTCAGCGATCGCGTTGACTTTCTGAAAAGCTGTCACAGGCTCGTAGGAGAGAATGCAATCTGCGTAACAGGTGAAGTTCCACATGAAGAAAGACCTGCGATGATTAAGGAAATTTTCAGTACAAAAGACATACTTTTTGGCACACAGTCTATATTTTCGGAAGGTATTAGCGTAGACTGCCTAAGTTGTCTTATTTTGGCGACACCCGTAAACAATGACCCACTCCTTACACAGCTCATAGGAAGAATTATAAGACTCTACGAGGGCAAACCACAGCCAAGAATCGTAGATATACACTTAGAAGGTCGCACAGCTAGAAAGCAAGCAAATGCGAGAATGGGGTACTACATGAAACAAGGTTATGAGGTTTCAGAAGTATAGCACAGAAAAATGTTTCTTGACAAAAAGTTATAAATTTGATATAATATGTTATTCTATAATTGGGAAAAAATAAAAAGGGAAAGCAATGGGAGTGTTAAGGATGTTTTAACAATCCTTCATATACTTACCTATAAATTACCCCCTGTAAATAGATACGATAGAAAGTTCAAGTTTTGGACTAAAAGTTTTCATGGAAATAGTTTCCTTGTAAACCCAAAACCTCTGTTCATTCAAAGAAGGAGATATTCGGATAGCGAGATTGCTCAGTATGCAGGTATCGCATCCTTACGCAACTATTACGAGTATCAAAAAGATAAAGATACCACACTAGACCTCTTTCACTTTCATGGTAGAGAGGACATTATTAAAAAGAATAGATTACTTTGGATTGAAAATGATAGAATACATTTTAAATTTGAAGAAATCACATTAGGAGAAATGAAATGGCAATAAAATTTAATCAAGCCAAGGGCGAAGCCCAGAAAAACAAAATAGACAGTTATCAGTATGTAGAAGGCGATAACAAAGTTCGTTTAGTCGGTGACATGTTACCAAGATATGTTTATTGGCTAAAAGGTGAAAATGGTAAAAACTTACCTTTTGAGTGTTTATCATTTGATAGAAACACCGAAGCATTTAACAACCTAGAGAAAGACTGGGTGAGAGAGTATCATCCTGAGCTTAAATGTGGTTGGTCTTATGCTATTCAATGTATTCATGACGGAAAAGTCAAAGTCCTAAATCTCAAAAAGAAACTCTTAGAGCAAATCATGGTTGCCGCAGAAGATCTCGGCGATCCGACTGACCCTGAGACTGGTTGGGATGTGCACTTCAAAAGAGTTAAAACTGGACCAATGGCTTACAATGTTGAATACCAACTACAAGCACTGAAGTGTAAACAAAGACCTCTTGACGAGGCAGAACAAGAATTGATTGCTGAGTTAAAATCTATGGATGAAGTCTTACCAAGACCTACTCCTGATGCTCAGAAAGAACTTCTTGACAGATTAAGAGAAGGTGCTTCAAACGAACCAGATGAAACTATTACTGACGAGTTTGACGTATCATGATCGGAGTAGGACAAGAGTTTCCAGCATTTGAACTGAGAGGAGTAAATGCAGATAATGAGTTTATAACTGTTTCAGTTGATGACCATTATGAGCCTTTAAAACATGACTACACAGTTATTTATTTCTATCCAAAAGATTTTACTTTTATCTGCCCTACTGAAATACAGGGAATGGATATGTTAGTAGATGAAGCAAATGTTATTGGTATAAGTGGAGATAATGAGTTTTGTAAATTAGCTTGGAAACAAAATAATGAACTTATTAGTGATATTAAACATCCCTTAGCCGCTGACTGTGGATTAGAACTTTCTCATAAACTAGGTATAGTAAATGAGGCAGAAGGAGTATGTTTTAGAGCAACTTATATTATTGACTCTGATAATATTGTTCAGCATGTTTCTGTAAATACTTTAGATACAGGAAGAAATGCACATGAAGTCTTGCGAATACTACAAGCTATTAAGGCTGGTGGTCTTACAGGTTGTGAATGGCAACCAGGAGATGAATTCGTAGGATGATTTTATTTACTGCAGATTGGCATATTAAACTAGGACAGAAGAATGTTCCCATTGCGTGGGCATG